AACCCATGAAGCCTATGAGCGAGAGAGGACTGTATGATCACGGGCAGTATCCCTTCGTCAATATGGCTCTATACCCTATCGAAGGAAGCCTCTGCGGATATGGGCTTACCGACATCGGCAAAGACCCTCAGAACCAGATTGATGTCCTTAACAAGGCTATCACAGAGAATGCGGTAGCAAATGCCGCTCCGAGGTACATAGCCAAGCGCAACATGGGCATTAACCCAGAGGAGTTCCTAAACGTCGACAATCCTATCATCCTTGCTGACGGAGATCTGCAGAGCGGATTAGTGCCGATACAGAACGCACAGTTAAGCGGTATCTACCTTGAGGTTCAGCAGTCCCTGATAGACGGACTTAAGTTCTTTACATCGAATCAGGACGTAGCGAACGGACAAGCACCTTCTGGTGTCACAGCGGCTTCAGCAATAGCCGCATTGCAGGAGACACAGGGAAAGAATGCTCGCTCCTCGAATAAGGGCTTCTACAGGGCATTTAGAGAGGTTTGCTACCAAGTAATGGAACTCATGCGGCAGTTCTATGATCTGCCTCGTACCTTCCGCATCGCGCCCGACATCCTTGAGAACAGCGAAGAGGAGTACATCAACTACACCAATTCGACCTTAAGACCTCAGATGCAGATGGTAGCAGGGCAGTATTTTGGACTCCGTACACCTGAGTTTGACATCGAGATCACCGCAGAGAAGCAGTCGCCCTACAAGAAGATGGAGCAGAACGAGTTGGCTCTTAACTTCTATAACATGGGCTTCTTTGACCCTCAGAACGCCACAAAAGCACTCGCCTGCTTAAAGATGATGGACTTTGACAGGAAGGAAGATGTCATCGGACAGGTAAGGCAGAACGGCACTATCTACGAGACAATGCTTCAGTACGAGCAGATAGCACTGCAGGCTTCTCAGAAAGTGGCAGAACTCACAGGACTTCCGCAGGATGCACAGTTCGTAGACCAATTAGCGCAGGGCGTAATGCAGACTAATCAGACATTAGCACCAAGCGGTGCAGGATCTGCAGAGCCTATCGACTTAGGCGAAGGCGCAACAGAAGGCAAGCATATGCTCAAAGCAAGAGAACAGGCGAGGGAGAGTACACAGGAATGATAGAGATCACATACGACTTTAAGAACCTTGATATCACGGTAAAGGGACACGCCAATTCCGCGCCGATGGGTGAAGACCTTATCTGCGGTAGCGTATCAACACTTGCAGTCACTCTGGGAGAATCCTTGAAGGATGCAAAGAGACAGGACATGATAGAGGACTTAACCCTTGAGTTTAACGAGGGAGATGCCCATATCAAGGCTGTTCCCAAGAATGGCTATGAAAGGGATGTCATGATCATGTTCTCGACCATCCTCAACGGGTTCGATGCACTGAGTCATGCATTCGGAGAGTTCGTATCTTTTAAGCCAAAGGTAGGTATTAGAGAAAATACCAACTAAGGCTATAAGATAAAACTAAGGGATCGCTCACCAACGAGCAGGGAGGTTTATATGTTTGATTTCAAATGGTTACAGATGTTTGCAGAAGGTGGAGAAGGCGGAGAAGGAAGCGCACCTGCTGAAGCCGCTCCGACTGAGGGAGCAACACCTGAGCCTACGGGAGAACAGAGTCAGGACGCGCAACTTGACTCGATGATGTCTCGCATCCCCGAGCGAGCAAAGGGTGCATTTAAGGAAGCCTACAAAGCGACCCAGAAGGGGGCTGAAGCGACCGAAGCACCGAAACCCGAAGCCGTGACCCATGTACCCTATGCAGATCTTATAAAGACTGATGAGTACAAGGCAGAGCACAAGGCTTGGGCAGACAAAGCATTTTCAGAGCGGTTTAAAGCAAAGGATGCTGAGATAGCGAACCTCAACCAAAGGAACGCTAAACTCACAGAAGCACTCGGAAGGATCGCACCGAAGTATGGACTCGACCCTAACTCTGAGAACTTCATTGACGAAGTATCACAGAAACTTGAATCTGATGACTCGTTCATTGAAGGTTACGCCATGGATCACGATATGTCCGTGGAAGAAGCGAAGAGGAATCTCGAGTTACAGAACAGGGTGCAGAGAATGGAAGCCGAGCAGAGGCAGAGAGAAGCCGCTGAGCGAAACGCCCAGATGACAAGAGCACTTCTTACAAATGCCGACTTCACTAAGCGTCAACATCCCGAATTTGACCTTGATACCGAGTGGCAGAACGAAGCATTCCGTAAGGAAGTCTTCGACCACGGAATGGATACCACCGTTGCCTACGAGATCATCCACAGGAAGGAACTGCAGGAACGTGCAGTCGCTGAAGTCTCGAAGAAAACACAGGTAGCCATAGCCAACAGTATCAAAAGCGGTCAGAACCGTCCGATAGAAGGTGGTTTGTCTAAGACACCTGCCGCAGTAGTCCGTACCACACCGAATTTCGATGGTATGAGCGCAAAGCAGATGGCTGAATACGCACAGAAGAATTTTAGAAGATAACCCACACACCGATGGCATATCACTACGCTTGCCACCGCTGACCAACAAAAACTATTGGAGGACACTATGGTTAAAGATTACCTTTGGCTTCAGATGTTCACTGACTACCCTTGGGAGTCTGCAGGAACTGCTGAAGTTAACCCCGTTAACGTAACCACTCAGGACAGCATGGCTGTCACCATGAAGACATTCTATTCGAAGTACCTGCTTCAGAATGTCCGCGAGAACATCATCTTCACTCAGTTCGGTAAGAAGGAAGCCATCCATGGCAACACCGTAGAGTGGAGAAAGTTCAACACCTTCCCCAAGGCACTTACTCCCATTGAGGAAGCAGTAATCCCTACAGGTCGTACCTTTGGCATGACCAACATCACCGCAAGCACCAATCAGTACGGTGACTATGTATGTATCTCTGACAGACTCGAACTTGAGTCCTACGATCCTGTCATCACAGGTGCAGTAGAGGAAATGGGTGCGGCTAAGTCTGCTACCTACGATACTCTCACCAGAAACATCATCGTAGCAGGTACTGCAGTGCTCTATGCACCTATCGTATCTGGTGGTTCAGAGACCCCTGTAACCGTAAGAACAGCCATCACTCCCGATGCTAAACTTACTGCTACTGTTGTAAACAGAGCCGCTACATGGCTTAAGAAGAACAAAGCACCCAAGATCGACGGTTCTTACATCGCTATCATCCATCCTTCACAGGCATATGACCTTCGTGAAAGCAAGGGATGGCTTGATGCTCACGAGTATGCACAGCCCAACGAGATCTACAACGGCGAGATTGGAAAGCTTCACGGAGTACGCTTCATCGAAGCTACCGAGACCAAGGTATACAAGGGCAAGGGACTTACCGAAGGCTCTGCAAACCTTACCGTTAAGACCGAGGTTTCCTCTTCTACTACCGTAGCTGTTAAGGAAGCAATCACCGCCGCTGATGCTACCGCTTTAGCAGGCAGAACGATCACTGTTGCAGGTTCTTCTACAGAACTGACTATCGCTTCTGCAACCGCAGGTGCGGCAGGTTCTGCAAGCATCACCCTTTCGGCTTCTGCTTCTATCGCCGCTAACAAGGTTCTTTATCCTACAGGCGGCGGCGCTGACAATGCGGCAGTTTACTGTGCACTCTTCATGGGCAAGGATGCATTCGCAGTAGTTGACCCCGAAGGCGAAGGACAGGAAATGTATATTAAGAACCGTGGCGAGATCGGTGGACCTCTTGAGCAGTTCTCAACCGTAGGCTACAAGTTCAACCACGGCGCAAAGATTCTCTACCCTGAGAGACTTCTCCGTGTAGAGACAGGCTCTTACTACAGCGATGTAGACGAAGAGAACTAATGTAAAACCAATGCGGAGGGACTCGCCATCCCTCCGCGATTAAGGAGGATAACATGGCAGGAAAAAAGAATATCGAAGAAGTAACCGAGGAAGTAGTAGTGGAAGCACCCAAGGCTACACCTCAGAAACCCTCAGTAGTGCCCTATATGATCCCTTTAACCTACGGCGACAGAGAAGAAGATGCAGTCTTCGTATCGGTCAATGGCGTTAACAAGAGAATCAAGAAGGGCGAGACCGTAATGCTTCCTGTTGAGTTCGTTGAAGTCATCGAGAACTCCATCAAGGAAAACACCAAAGCCTACAGGATTGAACAGCAGAAGCACGAAGAGTTCATCGAAGGCTTAAGAAACGTTCACGCAGTATAAGACGAGGGAGGGATAGACCCTCCCTCTTTTAAAAGGAGTAACATGACAATCAAAGAAGCCATAGATAAGATCAATAACTTAAACCCTAATCAATACTCAGAGGAGATCATGGTTGATTGGCTGTCACGCCTTGACTATCAGATCTTTAATGACATCATCCTTACTCACGAGCCTGACTTACCGCCTGCGCCTCCCGAGCCTCGGGTAGAGCATACAGGCAGTCCGTTAGACTTAAGACCTCGAAGGGTCATCATCCCAAAGCCAGAGTTAGAGCCATACTCAGTCGAGAACATGGCTGTTCCTCTTCTGGTTAAATTTCCCTACGACGAATTATACATACACTACCTTCAGATGAAGATAGATGAAGCGAACAAGGAAACGGAACAGTACAACAACTCTGCGGTACTGTTTGGATCATATTACGAGAATTTTGCAAAGCACTACAACGAAGAGCATATGCCCATTCAGAGGGCAAGATGGAATATGTGGGGGTAAGGCATGGAACATCCGTTACTCAATGTAATTCAGCAGAAAGAAGAACTGATAACCAACTTCACAGGCTATAACCATACCCTTACCGCCACCGAAGGCTCTTACTTTGACATGAAGAATATGTCATCGGACTACTATCCTGCTATGTCACCAAGGAAGAAAAGATGTAAGGAACATACATTTACCAATTTCCAAGGCATGATTAACAGAAATGGCACTAATGGAATCGGATTGGTATGGGTTGATAACGGAGAACTGTATATAGATGGTACTAAAAAAACAGGCATTTCGTTCACAGTGCAAGGCATGAAGACAATCGTGTCTATGGGTGCATACCTTGTCTTTTTTCCTGACAACAAGTGGTACAACACTAAAGATGATACTTACGGTAATCTTGATGCCACCAAGAATATGTACGGAGAGTTCAATTGGGGGTACGCAAGAGATGATGGAACGATCATCACAGGAATAGATTTAATCACTCCTACGCCACAAGATGGCGATTATAAGAGCGAACTTGTAAACGGGAAACCTGCCATATATCAGTATTCTGCTTTAACACAAACATGGAATCCTGTTACCCCTATTTACACATATATACAGAGCTATACAAATGGATTCTTTTCTGATTTCAAAGAAGGCGACGGTGTCAAATTAACATTTGAGCCACAGTATTTGTCTACTTACGAGAAAGACAATATCTACATAAACGAAGAGACGAATGGATGCAAAAGCGCAGTATTAACCATAGTTAAAAAGCCTGATAACCAAACCATAGTTATTCCTGTGGACTCTGGCATAAATACTTTGAGAGAAATAACACCGCCTACCCATATATATCCTCCGCCTGCAGGTGGAAACAAGGAAGATACGATAAAGAGAATCGTTCCATCTATGTCATTCGTTATTGAGTGCCAGAACAGACTCTGGGGATGCTCGTCGGACGGGCATGAGGTGTACGCTTCTAAGCTCGGAGATCCTACGAATTGGAATGTTTTTCAAGGAATATCTACAGACTCTTGGGCGGCTACGGTAGGTTCTAACGGAGCATTTACAGGGGCGATAGCGTACCAAGGAAATCCAATATTCTTCAAAGAAGATTCAATGCTACGGATAACGATATCCTCTGTCGGTGGGCATCAATACAGGGAAACCTTGAATTTCAAGGGCGTTTCAAGTCTGGCATCGAACAGTCTTGCTATAGTAAACAACATACTCTACTACAAATCGCGGAAATGTATCTGCGCATTTGACGGTAGTTATCCCGTTGAGATTTCAAGCGCATTAGGAAACATTGAGTATTCTTATGGAGTAGCAGGTGGTGTGGGAAATAAATATTACATTTGCCTGCATGACTACCCCAAGTATGAATTGTTTGTTTATGACACTAAGTACGGAATGTGGGTTAAAGAAGACGACGTAAATGTTAGACAGTTTTCTTTGGGCATATCATCAGTCCAACTCTATTTCGTCAAGGGAGAAGAGTTATTTGTAATCGATCAGGAAAGTGCATCTCTTCCAAGTGAAACATTAGAGGGTGCAATCGAATGGTTCATCGAATCAAACAACATCGGCTACCTCTACACAGGCAAGTCTTATCGCTCACGGATAAACAAGAAGCAGTACATCCAGAAGATGATAATGCAAGTATCCTTGGCAGTCGGAAGCCACATAAGCGTGTACATCAACTACGATTCTTCAGACGAGTGGGAGTTCCTGTATAACTTCAGCGGTAGTAACGCAAACCTCTGCAAGATACCCATTCGACCTCATCGGTGTAATCACTTCCGCTACAAGATAGTGGGACACGGCGATGCGAAGATATATTCCATTACCAAGTATTACACGGAAGGGAGCGACGTATGAGTGT